ATATTGCTCGACGAATTCAACTCGGCTTGCCATCAGCTTACGGCCGATATGACTGTCTGCCTGCTCAGCAAAGCGATCGAAATAAGCCTGGTCGTAAGGCGACTCCGTCACAGGGAAATAGCCGACTCCAATTCCGGGGAACCATTGCAGACGACATTCAGCGATGTGCTCGTGCAGCGTTGGTCGAGGAAACGGCAAAATTGTTGCATCAGATCGGGAATCGCCTTGCTGCAATTGTGCCGCATGTTCGTGCATTGGCAAAAGTCCTTCGGAGTGGCGAAGCCGATGCGCGAGCAGTCAAGCCTCGGATCGAGCACGCGGTTTGGCGCGTTATGCCCGCCTTGGCCGCCGAGCACGACAAAGCAGTCCTTATTGAGCGCCAGCGCCGCCGGGATGATGAAACCCATGCCGCCGATAATGATGTCGGACCCCGCCAGTAGCGCCAGCATATCCATCACCGGCAATTCGCCGTGAATGAACTCGCTGTCGCCCTTTGGCGGTACTCCAATGAACCACTCGGCGGCATGGGCAACGTCGGCCACGCAAACGATATGATGCGTCGGCCGTAATGCCTCGACGATATCAAGAATATATTGCGGCTCGGGATTGCGCGCCGAATTGAACCATTCGCTCCTGACGGTGAGCGGGCGTACAAAAGCCAGTGGCTTGTCGGTTTGGATCGCACGAGGTGCCGGCAATGGCGGCAGATCGAGCGGCGGCACGAAAGGGATGCCGAACGACTGCTCCATGCCATTGATGATCGAACGACCTTCCAAAAATGCCCGCTGGTAGGTATTACGAATGCCCTGCACCCTTGGCGGTCGCGGCACCCAAGCCACACGACTGCGCGCGACATTCTTGTTCTGCGTACGCAGGCGCGAATACGATCCTTGCGGCCTGACAAAGCAAACCGGCAGATCAGCGTAGAATTCCGGCCATGACGTTTCCAGAGTGATGTCGCGCGTGCGAGCCAAGACGCGAATAAATGCACGCTGATAGATATTATCGCCCAGCCCTTGCATGCCTTGAATGTGCAGCCGCCTGTCAGGCAACGCGCGCGATTGGATCGGCGGCAGCAACATGGTCTTCCAATCGCACGATAGGCCAGGTCGTCAATGCACTGCCCGGCGAGGCGTTGACGCATTCGATATTCAGTGCCGTCAGATCCTCGGCCGCCTTCGGCAGGTCGGTCTGTTGCCGCCGCCAACAATCCGCAGTCGGCTTCCACGGGTGCGGCGGGTGGTGGTGGATCTTCCCGTCCGGTCCGGCCTTCTGGTCGATGCCAAGCAAGACGATCTTGCTCACGCCGAGATGTACCGCAAGATTAAGCGCCGCCGTGAGCGTGGTGTTCTTCACCATCAGCGTATGCGTGTCTGTGGCAAGGCCCGGCGTGGTCTTGCGGATCATTGTCAGGATCGGCGGCGGCCCGCTGGCCGAGGTTGAGCAACTGACGATCTTGCCGGTGAAATTCATCAGCGCCTTGCGATGGTGCAGGAACCAGCGCATGTCGGCAAAGACAACGTATTGCGCCCACGGCACTGCAAGATAACTGCTGTTGATGGCGATGACGTTCTTGCCTTTGATCAATTCAAGATTCTGTTCGAGCAATGAAGTACCGCCGCCGACGATATAGGCAACATCGCCTTTCCATAACGGCTCAACGCGCCAGCTCAAACGTTGAGCCTCGCGTAATTCTGGATCATTTCGGTGACGTTTGGCGGCAGAATTGAGCTGACCGGAGCGGCGGCGCCCTTGCCGGCGGATGCATAGCGGAAGCGATTGTAATAATCACCATACGTCACGCTCGTATCGCCATGCGTCGTCGAGCGGATTGACGGATCGCGATTGCCGCTGAAGTGCTGCCAGCGCAAGGTCTCGATGCACGCTTGCGCCAACAATACCGGCGCGTCATCGGGCAAGTCGTAGCCACCGCTGTATTGCGCGATCACTTCGCCGAACCAATGACTGTTAACCGGCGAATAGGCCCACGACCACATGCCAGGCACCAGCCAAAGCAGACCGGCCTCCTTGTCGAGCTCGTAGCCGGCAGGGTCGGCTATGCTGCCGCCGACCGTAATCGAACTAAGTTCGTTGACCGGAAACTGCCGCAGATTGATCCCGCGCGTCGGGTCATAAAACGAGAGGCGAAAGCTTTCCGAAACCGTCAGCATGGCGAAATAGCGATCGCACAATTCGCCGATCATTTTGGAAATCGCCGTGATCTTCTCCGCCATGATCGCATCGTCGGCGGTATTGCCGGGGATACCGAGTGCGGCATTAACCGCATCCACCGTGGTCAGGTCATAGACCGGTGCTGTTGGCTCTAGGATGGTGAAAAGAGATTTCCTCATGGCTCATATTTGCCCGTCGGCCCCTGTGGACCGGGTGGACCACGCTCACCATCCTTGCCGTCATGGCCCCGCTTGCATGCCAGCCGCCAATCCTTGGCAACGCTGCCTGGTTTTTCCACGGTCTCGATAAGCGCAACCCAGATCGATCCGTCGGATGTCACCACGTCGCCGGCATCGGCGCGCATGCCGTTTTTCCATAAGCCGCGATAAAGCATGACATTGGTTTTGACTTCCTGCCGGTCAATCGGCAAACCCTTATGCATCATGGTGACCACGATCGTGCGGCCACCATCTTCGCTTGACCATTTCGCCTCGCGCAGATCAAAGCCATCCTTGCCTTTCTCGCCCGCTGGTCCCGGCGGTCCTGGCGGACCCGGTTCACGGCGCATTTTCTCGATCAGTTCGGCATTGCGCAGGCACAATTGGCCGAATGCGCTGATCGCCTGCCAGATGCTGAATTGCGGCTTGGGCAAGGTTGCCATCGGGATTTTGCTCCTATGCCGCGTGTGCGATCAGCAATAATTCTTCTTCGCTGATGTAGTGCTCGCCCATCGCTTTGCCGGTCAGCATGATAAACGCCGCCGCTTCAAGGTTGGCATTGTTGGCAAGCGCACTGCCGTGCGCCTTGCCGCTGACCAGACTGATTGGCGATGATGCGCGGCCTGGTTTGAGCGAACAGCGCACGATAAACAGAACGCCGGATAACGCGACATTGACCACGCGCAGCGGTATCGGCGGACCCACCCCCGGCATCTGAACCGGAACAGCAATGACTTGAAAGGCGTCACTCTGAAATGCATTGGCCTGGAAGGCGCCCGCCATTTAGTTCTGCAGCCGCAGTACCGACGGCGTGAGCAGGAATTGTCCGTTGGTCGAGGCGACATTGCCGCCGAAATCGATGAAGGCAACCAAGCGGCCGTCGGTCTTATGATAGATCGCACCGGCGGCGCGGATCGTCGCGCGTAGCCATTCGGCCTCGCCTAAAACGATCTCGACCCGGTTGCGTTGCGCATCGGCGTTGACGGTTACCCGAGCCGGCTGGTTAGCATAGCCAACCGCATCGCGCACTTCACCATTGATGTCGCCGACCGTGCGGTGATCCTTGTCGGCCACATAACGCTCATCGACCAGCATCACGGCAAAGCCATCGTTGGCGAAATCGATGGTGCCGGCGGCCATATCGGCCAGGGCCGAATTATAGATGAGGCTAGTCAAGTTCGTGCTCGATCACGTCGGCGACCAATTGATTGTTCTCATCGCGCCGCATCTTGATCTGCTTTTGCGTCTTGCGTGGTTGCGGAATAGCAACGTTAACCACGCTCGGCATCGCCGACGGCATCATTTGCGGCAGTGGTTTCGCAAGCAGCAATGGTTGTGCCACGATTGCCAAGGCATGCGCAATTTGCTCCGCCACGTCATCGGGTGCAATCTGCGATTGGCCATCTTGACCCGCATCGCCCTTCTGGCCTTGCGCGCCGGTTATTCCTGGATCGCCTTTCTCTCCGCGCTCACCCTTTTCTGGCTTGCGCGCCTCGACCGCGGCCAACCGCTGATCAAATTGCCCGATCTGCATTCTATAAGGCGCAATATGTTCCTTGATAATATCGGCAATCTCGCGCCCTAAAATATCTTCAAGCTGCATGGCCTAATCCCCTGCGGATCGCGTCGAGCAAGGCGCGCTGATTGATTGGTGCGGGTGCTGGCGTTGTCGGACTTGGCATCGGTGCCGGCGCCGCCGGTAAGGCCGGCGCGTTGGCCCGGTTGGCCAGTGCCTGCAGGGTAAACATTTGTTGTTGTGCCATGGGCGATTCGCCGCCGGTTACATCGACATAGCCGAGCACGCGTCGCGCCTCGTTCGGCGACAGGATGCCCTTGCTTACGGCTTCGGCCAATACCGTGATCTGCGTCTGCGAATCCATGCGGAACAGGCCGGTAAGGTCGAATTCCGCGCGATAACCAGCGCTGATCAGGCCGAGGCCTTCCGACAGGATCAGCTCAATGTGCTCGATCAGGCTTTGCAAACATTGCTTGTAATATTGCAGATCGAGCAGTTCAGCGTTTTGATAATTTGGCGGATCTTTCGCCCCAACCATGAACGCCGGGATGCCGAATGCCGTGCAAATCGTCTCGTTGTTGTGCTTGAGCTGCTCGATCAATTGGCTATCGACTGCGTTCTGTTGCAGCGGATTCCATGTCAAGCCGCTGCCCAGGATCGCCACCTTGCCCTGATTGATGCCGGTGTAATTGCTGTGCCAGTTATTCTCCAATCGCGCTGCAGTAGCCTCGTCGATGTTGCCGGGCGCCGTCAGGATGCCGGAAGGTCGCGCCGCATTTCCAAAAAACATTGCGGAAAATTGTTCAATCGATAATCCGCGCGCCGCAGGCGCGGCTGTGGAATAAAGCGGCGACATGCCGACCATCTTATGGAACAGACAATTGATGCGATCGTGCATGATCTCGCTGGCCGGAATCACGACATGTTCTTCGAGAATACCGGCCAGGTGATCGGTATTGAGATCGTAGAATAACGATCCGTCCAATGCCTCCATGGGCTTGACGCGATTTGGATCGAGCACATGCAGCGCGCTGACAACGTTGCGGTTGTCACGTTCCTTGAGGACGTAAGCGTTGCCGGCGCGCAGCTTGGAAATCATCCAGCTTTCAAAGAATTGAATGCGGGTCTGGTAGCGATTTGGCTTATTCAGGACGGTCGAGAAAGCGCTTGCCGTTGTCTCCTGCCATACCTGATCGACCGGCTGCATCAGTTTGAGCCGCATCTTGGCGATATCGGCTGAAATCATGGCGACGCAACGGTAGAGCGTCGCATTCTGCAGCGGATTTTCCATGCTCAACGGCTGATTGCGCTGCCAAGCCCCGGCAAAAGGCTCGCGCACAATCGGCCACCAGCCGCGGTCATAGACATTGGTCGGCAGCATCGGCGACTGCTTGCGCACGGAAACCTCGAAGCCGAGAATCTTCATCCTTTCTCGGCCTCGAGTTTGCGATGCCGGTAACGCTGTTTTTTGCGCACCGGCACCGCGTCTTCACTTTCCGCAGCCAGCTTGGCCGCAGACAACACCATGCGATGCGCGTCTGATAACGCCTCGAACAGTTCGCCCGCTTCAAGCTTGCGGGAGTTGTATTCGAACGCCTTCAACGCGCGCATCATCATCCGGTCACCGCCCCGCCATAGGCCGCGCTGGTGAGATAGAACACGCCTTTGTCTCTCCCGCGCATCCATGTGATGTAACGCTCGGCACGCACGAACACCAAGTTGTTCTGGAATGCCGAGACCAGATGGTAGTTGCCGGCCGCCGGTGCACTGTCCAGTTCGACCGATGCCTCGCGCGACACATCGATTTGCAATCCGCCCTCATCCGCCACAAACACCGACGGTGGATGAATTGCGGTGACTTGCCCGGCCGGTGAATTGTTCGAGGTCAACACCGTGATGCCGAGAATATTGCCGCCATTGCCATTGACATTCGGGAACGCCACCACGCCCAAAGTTGTCAGCATGGTGCCGATCGATGTCGCCAGCACTGGCTGCATGATCAAGGTCAGATTGTCGGTCGGGATATTGTACTCCTGGAAGTGGAACAGGATCTGCCGGATATCATGGATCACCGCAGTGATGTCGGTCCCGGAAGCGCTGTCGGTGTCGGCGCCGTTGGTGATCGAAGCCGGCGACACGTTGGTCACCGCGGTAACCGTCGGCTTGATGAACTGCTCATCAAGGAACTTGGCGATACCCTTGGCCAAGTTGTCACGCACCAGCATTTCAACGGACGGGCTTGAGAAGCGCGCCAGCTCGTCGGTGACACCCATGATGCACGCCGTCTTGGCAAAGGTCAGTGTGACGGTATCGAATGTCCCGGCAGCCACGGGCTTGGAAGCGCCTTCCCCGACCCACTGTGCCGTAATAACGCTATTTTCACGCGGGATGCGCGAATTGAATGGCACCCGCGTCAATCCGGGGATGCGGCCGAGATAGGTCTGCGGCACCAGGAATTCGAGGAATTCACTGGCGAGATTCTGCGCGTAGACCAAGTTTCCGGCCCATGTCGCAGATGCCACCGTGCCGGTTGCTACCGCCGCCTTGATATCCATTTCGATCTGCGGCCATTGCGCACAATATTGCCGCGCCACCGCAACAACATCGCGATGATAGAGATCGGCATGCAGTTGACAGGCCAGCCGCTTGATGAGGCCGAGACCTGGCGGCAGCGTCGGTGCCTTCACCTGGATAACAGACGAATGCATTTCAACGCCTTCCTCATTCGATAGCGGCTTTGCCGTGTTGATCAATTCCTTCTCGATCAGGCGGCAATCTCTCAATTCCCGATCAATCGACGAAATCTTGGATTGATGTTCGTCGAATTGAATGACTTCGGACTCATCCTTGGTACGATCTTCTTTCGCGACCGTCTCCTGAATTGCGTCACGTGCGCCCATTTCAGCGGCGCGTCTTGCCTCAAGTTGTTTCATTCTCTCTGCGTTGGTTGTCGTGGCCATAGTCGTGGCCTCCAATTTGATGGAACGGGATGCCGAGACGCCGGCGGGTTTGTCTTTGTGGCCTGACGCGGCCGGGATTACGGCTTGCGGTTGTTTGCCTGACGCGGCGCGCAAGTTATGATAGATAGCGCGAATGGTATGGATGGAAGCATCAACGTTGGCGGGAATCGTGACGGCCGATAATTCGAGAATTTCATACTCGTCGTATTGAATCCCGCCACCCTTAAGCATCGTGATCTTGTCGGCGGCGGCCTGGAATCCAATTGACACCGCACGCACCAGGCCCAATTTAATACTTTGCCATGCCTCATCGAGCCGGTCTTTCAATTTGCCTGGCTCGACCGAT